CCACTGGTGTCAATCAATAATACCCGAATGATTTGTTGATATAAGTAAATGGTGGTTGAATACATAGGATCCTCAAAACGTATTTATGGGTAATAACATCTTTGAAAAACTGGCGGAAAAATACCCCTTTATAACTCTTTGCGTTTATGCCAGCAATGAGTACATTGGAGTAGTTCAAAACAGAGACGATGCTGTCACAACCATCTACGACTTTGGTGCTGTGCTCTCACAACACGACAAACTGGAATTCTTAGAACTGGCCAATACTTGGTGGTGGGAAAGCAATCGTAGCATACCCATCAACATATTCTTGCGTGGAGACTGGGATCAATTTCGTTTTACTTTGCGCACATTTTCAAACAAAGATCTTGAAATCTTGCATGGGCCTGTGTGCAGCCTAATAGACATTGCTCGCAAAAAGAGCAAGCGCAAGTCAATTACCCTGGTTCGCCGTATCGAGTAAGTTCATGTGCAAGGCTACCAAGGCCGCATAGGAAATTGCATGACTCTTCTTGAACGTGTACCCACGCGATTCATCACCATCCCAAACTTCTGCAAACACTTGATCCCAGGGCTTTCTCTGTAGATATGCTTTACCCGGTCTAATGATACTGATAAAAGCAGCCATCCTGGGTATCGAGTCAGGTTGCATTGCCACCATTAAATCCACGTAGTTGCCCACGTGTACCAACTGAGAGGCCCAGGGTCTATCTGTCCATAGTCGAGACCATGGAGGTACAGCTGACAACATGGCATTGTAGTGTGCAGGATCTTGGATCAACTGATACACACTCATGTTCAACAAGTCAATTTTGAAATAGCCACGCTGTTCTGCTGACTCGTAGTCTATGGCAGCACATCCGTGTTCTGAATCCTTGGGAATGTCTGTGATGTAGATACCAGAATTGTGCCGGCGTGGTCGGCCATCCACTACCTGCCTGGCAGGTGTGTGTTGGATTAGTTGTAATATTTTACTACGATCCGGAACGTCAATGTCAATGTCTGCGCTCATGTTCTACACAGTGCCACAACAGTTTTCAATTGCTGTTCGGCCTCATGAACAGCACCCATGGCATCGGCTACAGCAGGATACTGTTCGGCCATACGCCGGGCTTCTGCTTCTTCTAGCATTTTTTTTTGTGCCCACTCAATGGCGTCAACTGCAACGCCTGTTAGAGCAATGTTGACTGAATTTGTCACCGTCAACCATGCTGCACCATCATACACTTGCATCTCATTGCCGTAATATCGAACTAGACCTGCACTGGGAGTGCTGGGACTGATATAGGGGACAGCAGAAGAACTATCTACTGTAATGTATGGTGCCGTGCTGTATATACTTGTATTCATGTTACCATCCTGCTTGTTTCAATATTAGTTTTGCATATTCAGCATCTGCGGCATAATCTGCAAACTTTTTTTGCCATACGTCACTGTCAATATAGGGCCATATCATTCCCACCTGGTCAGCTGTGAGTTCCCCCAGGAACTTCTGTCCTGATTCTGAGTTGTATATCACCCAAGGACTGATACGTCCTGTTGTGACAGCATGGCACATGGCATGAGTGCTGCCATAGCGTAAACAATCATTGGGTGGTGCTGAGTGTTGCTCACTCCAGTCTATGCCAAACTCCACTGCTCGGGCAAGTGCATCTGCCACTGCTTCCACTTTCAAATAGTCCAGCAAGTACTCAGTGTAGATTTTGTCACTACCCCAGTTGTCAATCTTTTTGTTGTGCTTCAACAACCAGGCTGTGAACTGTGCAGGATTGATTGCCCGAGTGGCCACACAGTATCTGCCAAACTTTACAAATGCTCGATAGTAAGGTGAGTCTGCAAAGTCATCAAATGTTTTGAGCCGGGCTGATCCTTGTGCAATCTCATAGAATCTCAAGTAGGATTGAAAACCCAGTTCAACGCCACGCTCACTGCGTTCTGATCTGCGGCGCTTGGGCTCACACAGATGCACCACAAGACTTTCTGCACGTCGAAATGTTTTCTTGCAGTAGCCGCAGGTTAGTTCACTTAGTGTCTCTGCCATGGTCTCGGATGTGTTGATCAAGTTCTTTCTTTGTGGTCATTGAGGCCAGCATGGCTATTTCATCTTCTTTGTATGTGGGAAATAGCTCTGCCAATTGTTTTTTGATAGCACTTGCACCAGCGCTAGTTTCTTTCTTCTTGGGAGAAATCCAGTTGTGTCTGGGTGTGCCCATGTCCGGACTCACTGTAGTAGCACACAACCATTGCAGTTCAGGATGTCGACTGATGTTGAAGAAGTGTTTGTTCAGTCGTTCGTTGGTGGCAATCAAATAAAACTCTTGCATCTCCCGGGAACCCTCTACACAACTGGCCCATCGAATCATGAGATAGTTTGAAAACTTCTTGCGTTCCTCGTCTGTGAGTTCGCTGTAAAAGTTTCTGTTCTTGCGATCCAGTTGTCGCATCTCATTGCCAATGTTTAGTTTGTCGCTCACTTGTCTACTTTGATCAGTCGGTATATCATTATAACACGTTCTAGGGAGTCTTGTAAAGCAGGATTGGTCCGGGCCAGGCGCCGTATGTCACCCCACATTTTATCTTCTTGGATATGATCGAACAAGGGTCTACCATCACTAGTGCGCTTGTCGTAATCAACATGATGTCCATTCACTGGGTCATACCCATACCCTATTAATTCACGTGTACTAGGCTCAGCACCCGACTCACGGGCGTACACTTCGTTGCCCACACGTTCGTAAATGTAAGTGGCTCCTGGTTTAAGTGTTCCCATACTCATATCCATATTGAGCATGTGCCCAGCGTAGGAATCGTTCCAGGCCTTCTTGATCTTCTGGGTAACTTTCCAAATAAATCTTGGCCAAGCGATTGATTATTTCAAATATTTCGGGTTCAGTGTATGCCATGTTACCAAGCCTTGTTGTAGTCCACTATCTCACAGTTGCGACTGATGTCTTTCACAAAGTACACACAGTCTGGATCTGGATCATCGTTTAGGGGCACTGAAAGTAATTGTCCATTCTTAAGTTTGGGTGCATACCACGATACTTCATGGTACACATCCAGTATTTCAATGTCAGGAAATGACGGGCGGAAACTTGTGAGTGGATTGAACTGAAATACTTTAAAGCCACGGTCGTTAATGGATGTCAGCGGTAACACTTCCAAGTCGCCTACCTCAGGTTCGCCAATGAGTATTTGCCAGTCCATGGGCATCTTTATTGTATTGGTTCCAATGCGTAACACCAGTGCAGGTGCATTGAAACTCTCTAAAAAAATTAGTGGAATAAAGTGGTAATCTGGCTCCTGGGGGTTTGAATTGTCTAATATAGCAAACCTCATGTCATCTACTTCTTCAGGCAGATGATCTAGGTCGTAGTGTATGTTGTCAAGTGTTAGTATTCGCATGTTGTTATAATATACTGTTGTGTGACAAAAGTCAACCTATTTTCATCCAGTCCAACTTCTCTTGTGTAAAAGGATAGTTGGCTTCGCGGTAGAAAGCCTTGCGCTTGGTCAAGTGGCGCTTGGCAAATTTACAAGTACTGGTCAAGTCCCAGATTTGAACATGATCTTTATCTTCCGCTTTGCGTATACCACGACCAATGGACTGTATGACTCTAACAAAACTTTTACCAGGCTCAACAAGCACCAAATTAAAAATACGGGGAATATTAATGCCCACAGCAGCGACACCATATGTGGCCACAATGATTTTGTCTGTTGCATCGGCCACTTGATCATACTCTGCTTGCCTGTTCTTTGTTTTGGTTGCACCTGACACAAACACTGCCCGTTCACCCAGGCGTTCCACCAGTTGTCTACCACATTCGGTACGGTCCACCAAGACCAGGGTGTTGCCAGTTTCGTTTACTCGATTTATTAAATCAGACATGGTGTCTAGTCTGCCTGACTCTTCCAGCAGGTATTTGAGTTCGCTTTGATAGTCTTTGTACTCCACATGATCAATCAGTTGCACAATGTTCACATGGCAGTTGGCCAGTACGCCTTGTTGTTGTAATTCGCTGGCACTGAGTCGACCAATAACAGGACCAAGACTCACCAGCAATGCTTGACTTTCGAACTTTTCTTTGGGCACAGTTCCGGTCAATCCCCAGCGAATTGGCACTCTCGACATCACACCTGTTAGCAATGTTTTAAGGGCATCTGCCTTGGCCATGTGTACTTCGTCTACAATAACGCACACAACATCTTCCAAAAACTCGCCAATGGTACAGTCACCTATGCCGGCCTTGGTGTTCTTCAAGAGATTGTTTAGGCTCTGCCATGTGCATATTGTGTGTGTGCGTCCGTATTCTTTACGATCGCCAAAATACACACCGACATCTTGTTGCATGTTGATATAGTCAGCTTCGGTCTGTGTCACAAGACTCTTGTTGGGTACGATAACAATACTGCGCCCATAAGGCG